CAAGTTGAACATGATAAAAGAAAATGTGAATATGCACAGAATAATAATATAAATTTACTTGTAATATGGTATTGGGATTTTGATAGGATTGAAGAAATATTGGATAAAGAATTGAATAAATATAATTAGAAATAGAATAGGTAAATTTGAATTTAAAGGTATTGAAACAGTTAAGCAATGTGCTAGTAGAAGAAAAGAAATTTACAAGAGAAATGATATTTATTTAGTAGACACTTTAAACACTCTTAGAAAAATAGCATATCGTAATACAGTTAATGACATATTCAAGAAAAATGAAATTGAAATTAAAGGACTAAAGTAAAGGAGAGCAATAATATGAGTAAAATATTTATTGGAGATTATGTTATTAGCAATAAATCTATTAAAAATATATATAATAATTATATTACTAGTTATAAAAATTATCCAAGAGATTTTAATAGTATTATAATAAATGAAAATGAAATATTATTTGGGAAAGTAGTAAATATTAGCAAAGGTATATTTTTAGTTAAATATACTAAATTATTAAAATCTGAAACACCAACAACATATAAAGATTTTAAAAATATTTCAATAAAATTTGATGAAACAGTCAATATGTCAGAAGAATGTTTTAATAAATGGATAATTCCTCATATGACAAAAGAAGATGAAACTATAAGATTTATAGAAATAGAAAATATTATTGAGTATTTAACAAACGAAAATTCTAGACTGATCAATTTATTAATTGACTTAGAAGAAAAACTTGATAGAAAAATTTATGATGATAAAAAATCTATAGAATATGCAAACGCACGAAGAAAAGAAGAAAGAGAAATGAAAAAATATCATGCCGAAGCAATGGATAGAGTTAATAATGCTAGAGCTGCTGGCTCAAGTCAACCATATAATTATTACCATAAAAGAGATGTATCTATTGGTAGTTATTAAATAAAAACATTAAAGGAGATTAATATTACATATGAATAATATGTCAATAGAATTAGCAATTAAATCTAGTGAGTTTGGTATTTATATTACATACGACGGAGATAGGCATAAGGTATTATGTGGTACTAATTGTGGTCTCTGTAGGGATTATTTTGAGAGTGAGAAAATTGAAGGATATTGTGATAGGTGTAAGTAAATTAAATATAAGAAAGGAGAAAATTAATTATGTATGCTGACAATGAATTCTTAACTGCTTTTGCTAATAAATTATTAGAATTAGCAGATGAGACAACTGATATAAATACCGAACAAGAATTAAGAAATATGGCAGAATTAGCAATTGACACTTGTATTTAAAATGGAAATTAATACTTGACAAGTTCACTACAGAATGTTAATATAATAGTAGATAGTGAGGGAGGTGAATTTTTGTCTGAATTTAATCTTTGTAGAAATGATGATTGTAAAAAATCTCAGAATTGTTTAAGGTTTTTGAGTAAAGAAGATGTTAGTCAAACATATTGTAATATGGATGAATGTGGAGAAGTAAATGGGTATGAATGTTTTATTGAAGTGAAGAGGTTGAAGGTGGGTTAAAATAAAAAGGAGGAATTATTTTTGGAAGGTAAAATAGTAAGACATTTTAAAGGTGATTTATATTTGATATTAAATATTTGCACACATACAGAAACAGGAGAAGAACATGTTGTATATAAATCATTATATGAATCAGGAAAGGTATGGGTTAGACCATTAAGTATTTTTCAAGAAGAAGCACCTAAAGAAAAAGAAAATCCTACTAAACAAAAGTTTAGATTTGAATTATTTAAACCAAAAAGAATTTCTAGTTATGTAGTAGGAGATTAAATTAATAAATAAAATAATAAAATAAATGGAGGAATTATTTTTGAAACAAATTATTAAAAGAAATGGTGTAATGGTTAACTTTGATACATATAAAATCACCATTGCAATTTTATCAGCACTAAATGAAACAAAAGAAGGAAATTATGAAACTGCACAAATGTTATCAGATAAAGTAGTATTAAAAATAAATGGTAGAGATAAATTTAAAGTAGAAGAAATCCAAGATATTGTAGAAGAAGTTTTAATGACAGAAGGATTTCTTCAAACAGCAAAAAAATATATTTTATATCGTGAAGATAGAGCAAAACAAAGAAATTTTGAATCTGATTTTATGAAAAGAATTGCAAAAATTGACAAAGAAACTAGTAGAGATAATGCCAATATTGGTCACTCTACTGCAAGTAAAATGTATCAGATTGCTTCTGAAACAAGTAAATATTATTATCTTAATAGATTAATTCCTAAACATCTTAGTAAATTACATAAAAATGGAGACATACATATTCACGATCTTGACTACTATTCCAAGAGTCCCAATTGCTTATCAATTCCTTTAGAGCAATTATTACGAACTGGATACAATGGAGAATATGGATTTGTAAATTCTCCTAAAAGAATCAAAAGTGCAATGGATTTAGCAGCAAATATTCTTCAAAGATGTTCTAATGATATTTTTGGTGGAACACTTTTACCAAACATTGATATGACAATTGAAAACTTAATTAAAGACAAAGTTATTGAAGAACCTACTATTGAAGAATTAGAACAAGGATGTCAAAGTTTACTTTATAATCTTGCTACTATGCCTACTAGAGCTGGAAATCAAATACCATTTTCTTCCTTAACCTTTGGATTAGAAACTGGAGATTGGGGTAGAAAAACATCTTTTGCAATGTTAAGTCAATTTGAAAAAGGCATGGGAAAAGGTGAAACATTTATTTTCCCTAATATAGTATTTAAAGTTAAAGAAGGAGTTAATTTTAATCCAGAAGATAGAAATTATGATTTATATAAATATGCAATAAAAGTATCTTGTAATAGAATGAATCCTACATTTGCATTTATGAATAACGCAGGTAATGAAATATTTCCAGCAAAAGAAATTAATCCTATGGGATGCAGAAGTAGAATTGTTGCAAATCAACATGGAGATTCTTGTTCAGAAAAAAGAGGAAATATATTTCCAACAACTATTAATTTACCTAAAATTGCTTTAAGGGCAAAAGGTAATCATTATAATAAAGATTTAAAAGATTTTTGGAAAAAATTAAATAAAATGCTTGATGATGTAAAAGAATTATCATTACATAGATGGAATATTCTTAAAAATCTTAAAGTAAAAGATATGCCTTTTGTATTTGGAGAGGATATATATTATAATTCAGGTGAATTATCTCCTGAAGATACTGTTGGAGAATCATTAAAACATGGAACTATTGCAGTAGGATTTATTGGTATTGCAGAGTGTGTTAAAGATTTAATTGGTGTTCATCATGGAGAAAATGAAAAAGGATTAAGTTTAGCATTAGAAATTAATAATAGATTTAGACAATTCTGTGATGAAATGTGTGAAGAAACTAAATTAAATTGGTCGTGTTATGCTACACCAGCAGAGTCTACATGTAATAAAGTAATAAAAGATAAAGAAGAATTTGGTGTTATTAATGGAGTAACAGATAAAGAATATTACACAAACTCTTTCCATATTCCTGTATATTTTCCTATATCAATTGCTAGAAAAATTACTATTGAAGGACAATTTCATAGATTCAATAATGCAGGACACATTAGTTATATTGAATTAACAGATGCACCAATTCATAATATTGATGGTGTTGAACATATTTTAAAACACATGAAAAATTCAGATATTGGATATTGTGGTATTAATTATCCTAAAGATGAATGTTTAAATGGCGAATGTAGAAATAGTGGTGTATTTGATAATTGTTGTCCTAAATGTGGAAATACAAATATAAGAAAAATTAGAAGAATATCTGGATATTTGGGATTTGAAGATAGAATTAATAGTAGTAAAAAGAAAGAAATTGATGAAAGATTAAAGCATGATACAATAGGTAGTTAATTATGATTGAAATTGCAGGAATTAGAACAGAAAGTTTGGGAGATGGAATAGGAGTAAGAACAGTAATATTTTTTCAAGGATGTACTCATTATTGCTATGAATGTCATAATCCTGATACTTGGGAAATAGGAAATGGTCAATTAGTTACAATGCAATATCTACTTAATATAATTAAAAATGATGCATTATCATATGGGGTAACTTTTAGTGGTGGTTGCCCCATGTGCAACAATATAGATGAAATTATTAAATTAGCAAAAGAAATAAAATTATTAGCTAAAAATATATGGTGTTATTGTGGAGAAAGATTTGAAGAATTAACTATCAAACAAAAAGAACTATTACAGTATATAGATGTTTTAGTTGATGGAAAATACATACATGAATTAAGAGATTTAACATTAGCATTTAGAGGAAGTAAAAATCAAAGAATTATTGATGTTAAAAAAACATTAGAAAGTGGAAATATAATTATATTAAAATAAAAAAGGAGAATAAATATACATATGAAAACAACAATCCATTTTGCAAGAACAAATCCAAATGCAATTATTCCATCAAAAATAGAAGAGAATGCAGGGATGGACGTATATCCATGTTTTAATGAAGATTATATGATAATTCAATCCAATGAAACAAAAATGATTCCTACTGGAATTATTTGAAAGAAGTTCAACAGGAACAAAAGGAATTGGTCAACGATGTGGGGTTATAGATTCTTCATATAGAGGAACATGGTTCGTACCTATTACAAATCACAATAATAAACCTATTATAATAACTAAAGAAAAAAATGAAGATGTATTAAAATTACTACAAGATTTGGCAATAGTTTATCCATATTCTAAAGCAATTTGCCAAGTAGTATTATTGCCTGTTCCTAAAGTTAATATAGAAGAAATTGATTATGAAACATTGAAAAAATTTGAATCCGAAAGAGGAATAGGATGTTTAGATAGCACTAATAAATAAAATAATCAATATTACCAAACAGAAAGTAGAGACTAACAATCTCTACTTTCCCCTAAATTAAAACAAATTAAAAAAATTAATACTAGTAAACACCAATCAACAAATAAACAAACAAAAATAAATTACCAAACTTAACTAATTAAAATGGTAATGAACAGTTGACAAATAATAAATATAATAGTATAATAATCATTACAAGAAAGGACAAGTCGAATATGAAAGCGGAAGTTAAAGAATTAAAATGTATAAAAGAAAAATGTCCGTTTTACTATCAATCAAACATATATCAAGAAACTTGCTACTTAACCAGCAAATATAAACTACTAGATAAATGTTGTGGAATATTAGAAATACCTAATAAAAAAGAAATTATTATTTGTAAAATTGCTAAACTAATCAACGAATTAGATTGCTTGGAAGAAACTAACACATTAATTATGTGTAACCAAATTTAAAAATTAACATAGAATGTAAATATAATAAAAAGAAAGGGATAATAAATTAAATGAAACAAATAATCACTAAAGAACAACTCAAAGAATTATCAACTACACAAAAAGTAAAACTATTTAATTGGTGGATTAACAAAGGTATCAAAATGGGAGATATTTATTATCTAAATGTTAACGGAACAGAATTTATTAATTGTTTCACTAAACCATGTAAGGAATTATCTTATGAATGTACGAAAGTTTACTACGAATATTATCCACTTCCTAACATTGGTCAAATGATAGAATTGTTAGATGATTTTAATGCACCATTAATTAGAGTAAACGGTGTAGATGAAATATGTGATTTTCTATGGGAAGAAATTAAAAATACATTATAATTATAAAATTAAAAGGAGAGACATTACTTATGACAATTTCAATTAAAAATCAATTTATCCAAAACCTAATCAAAGAATTAAATAATGAAAATGAACACATGATTAATAATAGCAAAAACCCTTTAGACATATGTTATATGATTTCAGTAATTGACCAACAAATTGAAAATTGTAAAGAATTCTTAGATGATATTACTAAGCATACATATTGTATTAATGGTTATGACAAAGACTACTCTGAAGGTTATACAAATGGTAAAATTAAAATTTTAATTGAAAAAACAGAAGATGAAAAAAAATCAAAACATTGGGTAGATGCATACTATAACTATTATTATTGTATAGAATTTTTATATGATGAAAGACATTGGGGTTATTGTGAATGTACTCCTGAAGATAAAGGTTATAATGAAAAATATGAATGTTGTGGTGATGGATGCGATTGGAATTCACCATCTTTTAAAATAGAAAAGATTACCAATTTAAGTTATTGTACATGGAAAGGACAAGAAAAAGATTATTGGAAATTTGAAGAACAATTTTTATTAAATGAACAAAATAAAAATGAAAATGTTGAGAAGTTTAAAATAGAAGAAAAGAAACAAAATATAAAAGATAGAATTAAAGATTTACAAAAAGAATTAGATAAATTAGAATTTGAAGAAAAACATAAAGAGTTCGGAAATTTAAAATTAATTAAATAATTAATATAATATATTTAGAAAGGAGATAAAATAGATTCAAAAAGAAAAATAAATTAATAGATAGAAATGTAAAATAAATTGTAAGAAAAACAATATTAAAAAGGAGGATATAAAATTATATTGGGAACTAAAAATAAAATAAGGAATTATAAATATAATAATGGAGATACGATAAAAACAAAAAATGGTGAAATTGAAATACTAGAACAAATAACAATAATAGATACTAGAAAATCTAATATAAAAGCATATAAATATAAATGCTTAATAGATGGAAATATTGATAACATAAGTGAATCTTCTTTAAAACGTGGCGTAGGTTGTAATGTATGTTCAAATAATAAAGTTTTAAAAGGTTGTAATGATTTATGGACAACACATCCTGAAATTGCTCAATTATTAAAATATCCAGAAATAGGTCATGGAATAAGTTATGGTAAAACAGAACCAGAAATATTTATTTGTCCTGACTGCGGATATAAAAAATCTATAAATATAAATTCTCTTATAAGACAAGAAAAATTTCCATGTCCAAATTGTGGTGATAGTATTTCATACCCAGAAAAATTTGGTATATTTTTATTTAATCAACTAGAAGAAATATATATAGTAAATAATTTTGAATATCAATATAATCCTAATTGGATCAAACCTAAAAGATATGATTTTTATTTTGAATTAGATGATAAGGGTTATATTTTAGAAATAGACGGAGGATTAGGACATGGTAATTATAATCCATTTATCGGTCAATCAGCAGAAGAAACTCAAGCAATTGATGATTATAAAGATAAATTAGCAAGAGAACATGGCATAGAAGTTATTAGAATAGATTGTAGAAAATCAAATTTAGAATATATAAAAATTAATATATTACATAGTAGATTAAGTGAATTATTTGATTTATCAAATATTAATTGGTTAAAATGTCATGAATTTGCGTGTAGTAGTTTAGTTAAAAAGGCATGTGAATTATGGAGTAATGGAATTGATAATACAAAAGAAATTGGTAAAATAATGAAATTAGGTCTGAATACTATAAGTGGTTATTTAAAACAAGGTGCTAAATTAGGTTGGTGCGATTATGATCCAGAAGAAATACAAAGAATGAATGGTAAAAATTTGAGTCAAAAAAGATTCAAACCTGTAGTTCAATTATCTTTAGACGGTAAATTTATAGCAGAATATAAAGGAGCCATAGAAGCAGAAGAAATATTAAAAATAAAAAACATAAACACAGGCATTTCTGCTTGTTGTAATAGTAGATTAAAAACAGCAAATAATTATAGATGGATGTTTAAAGAAGATTATTATAAAAATATGAATAATATTAAACCTTTGAAAAAATATGAAAGTATGACTATAAGTGTTGTTCAATTAGATTTGAATAATAATTTTATAAAAAACTGGAATAGTATAAGAGAAGTAGAAAGAGAATTAAATATATTTAATAGTGGTATAACTTCATGTTGTAAAGGAAGACATAAACAGCAGGTGGTTATAGATGGATGTACAAAGAAGATTACAATGAATACATAAAAAAAGATAATTAATAATATAAATACTAAGGAGAAATTTATGTTACAATCTATTGAACAAATTAAACTAACAGAAATAATCGAAACAAACAATCCAACCAATCTTCACCACATGGCAATAGAAAATTCAGAAAACACTTGTTTTAATTGTTTGCAATTATCCTTACAAATATATGAAATACTTATTCCTGCACTTAATCATAATTCTAAATTTACCAACTTTTCTACTATATTGCAACTTTGCAATAATTGCTTCAAACTTACAAATCCTGAATGGTGGAAACTAGAAATTATTAAAACATATTCAGAAAATAATATGATGCAATTACGTTATAAATATGAAAAAGAAATATTAGATTTTGTTAATCAAATGCCAATCGAAGGTAGAGAATTATTTTATGCAAGATTCGGAAATGGTGCAAATGCAGATCTTATGAGTGGTCAAGATTGGATTGATTACGTCCTAGATATCTTACCGCATGATAAGTGTAAATTATATGGTTGTTTTTCTCCAGATGAAATTAAAGCATATGATGAAAGATTTCCTATATGTGATAAAGTTAAAAAAGTAATTTACGAAAATGAAAATAAAAATTATATTGTACTTAAATCAAGATGTCCATTTGGAGTAGACGATACTCAAACACAATCTCAATGCTACGAATGTAAATTATTTGTAGAAAGAAATGGTGAAATAGAAATTATGGATATAGATGATTTTGAGATTTATGAATTGCAAATTAAATTAGAATTAAAAATATTATTAAAAGAATTAAAGAATAGAAAGGAATAATAATTATATGGATTTGACTAATACAATCAATCAATTAGAAACACAAATTAATATCTTAGAAGAAGAATTAATAAACCAATCTGACAAATCAATAGTAAGAAATTATAAAAGAAAACTTAGAAATTTAAAAACATCGCTGTCAATAAATATCCAACAAAATAAAATTAAATTATATAATAATATTGATATTGATGATATTGATATTGTTGATAGTGAAGAAAGGAGTAGTTATATTGAGTAAGAATAGCAATAACTACATCTATAAAAATCCATTAGACCAAGGATATAAACAATTTTATTTAACTAAAAAGCAACATAATAAATTATTTGAACAACGTAAAATTAAATTTTATCATAAATATGAATATTATTATAATGATAATTGTATATTGCTACATAAATTCTGTAATTGGAAAGGAATATTATTTAATACAATTATATTGCCTATAATTGTATTAATGGAAGGATTAGCAAACATAAAAGAAACTATGTATGATTATAAAAGTTTATGTAATCAAAAGAAAAGTGGTAGTTTTACTGGTGATGACATTTGTAAAGGTACAGATATGTATAATGAAGTTATAAAAATAATATCGTAACCAATTTTAAGATTTATTCAAATATTAAAAAATATAAATAAAGGAGGACACCTAAGATAGAATTCACAAAACAAAACTTAATAAAATCGCCTTTAAACTATGTCGGAGGTAAATATAAATTACTTCCTCAAATTCTACCACTATTCCCTGACAATATAGATACATTCATTGATTTGTTTTGTGGTGGATGTAATGTTGCAGTTAACGTTAAAGCAAATAAAATTATATGCAATGATACCATTGAAGAAGTGATCAATCTATATGATAATTTTTATTTATTAGGTACTGAACATATTATTTATCAAATAGAATCAATAATAAAAAAATTTAATCTATCAAAAGATAATCAAGAAAACTATCTTAAATTAAGAGAATATTATAATCACGTAAATAAAGAATGGGAATATTTCTACACATTAATATGTCATTCATTTAGTAATCAAATTAGATTCAATTCAAAAAGAGAATTTAATTTACCATTTGGTAAGCGAACATTTAATTCTACTATGAAAGATAATTTGATTAAGTTTGTAAATTATTTGCAAGATATAAATATGGAATTCACAAATTTAGATTTTAGAGAAGTAGACATTAGTTATTTAACCGATTCAGATTTTTGCTATATTGATCCGCCTTATTTAATCACATGTGCTACATATAATGAAAAAGGCGGATGGAAAGAAAAAGATGAAAAAGATTTATTAAATTTACTTGATAAACTAAATGATAATGGTGTTAGATTTGCATTATCAAATGTATTAGAGAGTAAAGGTGAATCAAATGATATATTGAAAGAATGGGTTAAGGATAAGAAATATAATGTACATAATTTAGATGTTAAATATGGCAATGCAAATTATCAGAGAGTAGATAAGAATGATAGTACGACAATGGAAGTTTTGATTACGAATTATTAATATAAACGGAAAGGAGGAAAATTAATACAGTGTCTAAAGAATTAATAGATGTATTTATATGTAACATATGTGGATATGAAGATTCATCATTTTATTATAAATGTTGTCCTAAATGTAGTAATGATGAACATTATAAAATTATTGAAATGCCATTTGGTGAATATATGACTCCAAGAGATTATAATGAATTATTAAAATATATTTATAAAAATTATAATCCTTTTAAATCAGATCAACGTATAAAATATGTAGATTGTAGTTTTGATAATAGAACAGGAAGAATATTTTGCGTAACAATTAGAACATATTCTGAAGAATTTAAATTTAGTATTACAAATGAAAATAGACATAGGAATTTAAAAGAATGGATTTATAATTGGTTAGATGAATATAAAAATAATAAATAAGGGGAGTAAATTGATATGACAATTGTGGTAAACTTTTTTGCTGGAAGTGGAGTAGGGAAAAGTAGTTTAGCAAGTGGTGTATTTTCAGAATTAAAATGGTTAGGTGTGAATGTGGAATACGTTATGGAGTACGTCAAACACCAATTATTTGAAGAAAGAACTGCTATTTTTAAAGACCAAGATTACATATTCGGAAAACAAAAATATAATATAAAACGACTAGTAGATTGTAATAAATTAGATGTAGTAGTTACAGATTCACCAATTATATTATCTGCATTTTACAATAAACCAGTTGACGAAACATTTAATCAACATGTAATAGTTGAATTTAATAAATTTAACAATTTTAACTATTTTCTTGAAAGAGTTAAACCTTTTAATAGTGTGGGAAGATTCCAGACGGCAGAAGAAGCAAAACAAGATGATATTAAATTGAGAAAAATGTTAGATGATTATGGAATTAAGTATACAGATATTAAAGGTGAACAAGCAAGTACAGAAATAATTGCAAATCAAATTAAAAACATGCTAGAATATCAAAAACAAGGTATTGCATGGAGAAGTTAAATATAAATTATCTAACAATATCTAACAATATCCAATTATATCTAATTAAATTATTTTATAATTAGCAAAATTTATAAATTTACACAATTTACCATTTTTCTAAACCCTTGATTTATAAGGGTTTAGAGGGTGTTAATTTTTCAAAAATCATAACCAAATCCACGTTTTGTCATGTTTTAAAATTTTAACAAAATATAAATATAATTGTTAGGAGGAAATAAATATAGAAAATTTACATATAATAAAGAGAGAGCAGTCAAGTATAAATAAGACAGAAAATAAAAATTATTATATGACTGAAATAGATGCAAAAATTGCTAAAGAATTAATTAAAAAATATCATTATAGTGGTAAAGTTGTTCCAAATAGTAAATTACATTTAGGAGTTTTTGATAAAACAAATAATGAATTAATTGGTGCATTGCAGTATGGAACTCCTATGAATGCTAGTAAAACACCACAGAAATTAGTAGAAGATAGTAATAAAAATGAAATGTATGAATTAAATAGAATGGCAATGCTAGATGAAGCACCTAAATTTTGTGAAAGTCAAGCAATTGGATTATCTATAAAATACATAAAAAAATTTAAACCACATATAAAATGGCTATTATCTTTTAGCGATGGTAAAGAAGGAAATGTTGGTACAATATATCAAGCAACTAATTGGGGATATTATGGATATAGAGTTAGTGATAGTTTTTTTGAATTAGATGGAAATGTATTACATGCTGTGCAAATATGGCATAAGTATAAAGAAGGTAAGAATACACCAAAAACTACAAATCAATTATTATATGAAATATATAATAATGTAAGCAAAATATATTCAAAACAACATATTTACATTTTTACATTAGATAAGAATATAAATATATTATTGGGAAAATCTACATACCCTAAAAGGGAAAATGAACAAAAGATTATTAAACAAGTATATTATAAAAAAGACGGTGTTGTTTTAGATAAAAAATTCATAATTGATTTTAATACATATCAAGATGATTTAAAAGTTAGTTAATTAATTAAAAACATACTATATATAGTATCGTAATAACTATTCAACTACTATATATCTATATATATATAGATAAATAAATATTTGAATAAATCGAACATTTTATAAATTATCGTCATATAATTGACGATAAAAATGTAGTCTTCAATTGAATAAATTCATGAGAAGATAGATGGTATGGGTCTTACCCAGTAAAAGTTAAACTTTTATTAAAATTTATATATGCAGTTTTAAACTAACTATATTTAAATATGACCTGGAAGATTCCTATGAAGTAAGATGTATTTTTACCGTTTTAAACTAACTATATTTAAATATGACAGTCTCATAAGAAATTAAATTAATAAAGGAGTATAAATGAAAGCAAATAGAGTAGAACAACATATAATAAAAAAGAATAATCCACATTGGAAGATAGTAGATAATCTATGTTTTAAATCTAAAAATATTTATAATTATGCTAATTATATAATAAGGCAAATATTTATTATTACAAATTTATTGAAAGATAATAAAGAAATTACACAAGAACAATCAGATTTTTTAAAATGGGTAAATGATAATGTGGATGAATATAATAAAAATAAACTGAAAAATCTAGATATAAAACAATCCAAAGGAAGAAATTTAGATAAAGTATTTAAATCACTTGAATATTTTGATAAAAATAATAGAGTATGTAGATATGATTTTTTAGATTATATTACAAAATATAGTGAACCATTTATAGATTTAGGTTCAAGTAGTTCACAACAAACTTTGAAAGTATTAGATAAAAATTGGAAATCATTCTTTGCAGGTATTAAAGGATGGAGTAAAAATCCTGAAAAATATCTAGGTAGACCAAAATTGCCTAAATACAAACATAAAGAAAAAGGCAGAAAAGAATTAATTTTAACAAACGTACAATCAAAAATAATTGACGGATATTTATTCTTTTCATTTCATCCATTAAAACCATTAAATAATACTTTTAAAACTAATATTATTGGTAAATTAATGCAAACAAGATTTATACCAAAAGGTGATACATATGTAATGGAAATTGTTTATGAGATTGACATTCCTGAACAAATGAGTTATAATGTAAATATAATTGGAATAGATATTGGAGTAGACAATTTAGCAACAGTAGGAAATAATATTGGATTAAAACCATTTGTAATTAACGGAAAACCACTTAAATCAATGAATCAATTTTATAATAAAGAAAAATCTAATAGTCAAAGTCATTTAAAATTAAAATATGATAAGAATTGGAGTAATAAACTTCAACAATTAACTAATAAAAGAAATAATAAAATAACTGATTACATACATAAAGCAAGTAAATATTAAGTAAATATAAACAAAACGGTGCAAAAAATTCTTGTATAGCAAAAATTCATCCTGGATTAAAAAATGATAAATATATTGTAGAATCACTTAATAATTTAATAGATTATATTAGAGATAACTATGATATGGAGAGATTAAGTAAATAATAAATAAAATAAAATGGAGGAAATGTAATTATGAAAGGTTTATACAACAAATACATAATTTCTAAAGCAGACGGAACACCTATTGATCCTAATGCAGATTATTTTGTATTAAGATTAGATACTGATTCATGTGCTAGAGAAGCAATGAAATTTTACGGAAGTGCTATTTATCAAGATAATCTTGAACTTGCACATGATATTTTTAATAAATTAAATATATATTGGGAGAAAGGTAAATAAACTATGTCAAAACCACTCATAGAATTGATAACTTTTGATGCAGGTGATTGGAGTGTACTAAGAGTTAATTTAGGTGAAGATTTTGAATGTCAAGGACACTCAATACCTGAAAGTGAATGGATTAGATTAATAAAATTATTAGGATATGAAGTTGAAAAAAGAGAAATATCAGATGAAGATATGGAAGATGGTAATTATTAATATGAAAAATATAAAATTAATTAAGAAAAATGGAATTAATTTTCTTTGCTTTACTTGGTTTAATAATAAAAAATATTCTTTTATATGGGAATTTGATTTTAAAAATATATGGTGGTTTCCTAAATATATAAAAGAAAAATATACTAAACATTATGGATGGTTATTCTTACAAATAGGATTTGGAAAACCACCAGAATTAATAGATAAGAAAGGAGATTAATATATTATGCAACAATCTAATAATGCAAAAAACTATGAAAATTTAAATACTAATATTGATTATGTAGAAGGAGAATATTATCACCTTAAAGATATAATTAATGAGTTAAAAAATACTATGATAATTATGATACTTCTACTATTAATACACATTCTGTATTTCTTGCAGGTAAGAAAAGTATGTTATATGATATTATTAAATATTTAGAAAGGGTATATGAATAATGAACAACAATAGAAAACAAAAAGTTTATAGTGTGTTAGATTCAATAACTAGGACAGAATTAGAGAATTATATTTCTGATAATAAATTAATGAAAACTAAATCAAAAGAATTATTAGAATTGCTTGATAGAGTAAGAGCAAACAGTAACCATAATCAATCAAGTAAGATAATCAATAAACTAAATAAAAATATTCAAGAATCAATTAATGGATACTATAAAATGGGAGAAGCATATATTATAGCATTTATATTAGAATGTTTTTATGATAAAAAATATAAAATTAAAGACTTACAACAATATCTTAAAGCAATAATTGAAGATGATAAAGAATTAAAAGAATACGTCTATGAGATTATGAAGGATATGTAAAGGAACAAAACAAATACATCTAGTGCAAAAATCATAATCAAAATTCAAATATTGGTGTTGATATAGGAAAGGAGATTATAGTATGGCAGAAATTAGTCATGGAGAATTAAGTTGTATGTTAAGTAGACATGGAAAAGAAGCATTTGAAGAAGGTAGAATTGTAGAAAAAAATAGAGTAAAATCAATAGTAAATAAATTAATCAAAGAAAATGAATTATTTCAAGATAGCAATTATAAGAAAGGCAGAGAAGATATTTTAGAAATATTATTATTTGAAATTAATAAATATGTCAAATATAATAAACTAAATATTTAAATAAATCTATATAAGGAGAATAATATGTTAAAACTATCTGAATTACTTCAATGGATGGAAGACGAATTTGAAAACGGCAATAGAATCAAAGCACAAAAACTATACAAAATATTTTGTAAATATGCAAAAATGAGATTTAAAGATGCAGATGAATTTAGATTAAGAAATTATAAACAATATAGTTGGGATAAATATGTGTATATAGATTATTAAAATATTAAATTAAAATAAAAATATAGGATAAAAGGAGATTAAATTATGAAAAAGGTAATCCATATTTGTGACAAATGTAATACTGAGAAAATTTATAATAAATCAGAAGAATCGGAATTTAGGGTAATTAAACTATTGATAGGCAAAATAGGAAAAGACGAATATGTTAGTGATGTAAATACCTCTAGTATATCAACAATAAAAAATCTATTTATATGTAAAGAATGTCAATTTAAACTAGGTCTCAATACAGATAAAAGAGTAGATGATAACTTTTATCAACAACCAGAGTTAATTGATAAAATTTTAGAATTATTTACTGAAATTGCAGATAAATTAGGATATGTGAAAGGTGAGTAAATTAATATTTAAATAAAAAATAAAGGAGGATAAAACTATAGAAAATCTATTACAATTTCAAGAATTATTAGCAACAAGATATAAATATAAAAACTAAATAAAAAATTATTATTAGAAGTAAAACAGAAATATTTAGATAATATACCTAATCAATTAAATATTGAAGGTGATATAAACTTCAAAATATATTCCTTATCAAACACTTTAATCTCTAATGGTTACAATAGAATTGTTATAGGTAATTATGGTGCGTTCGTTGAATTTGATAAAACTCAAATAATTAGAGAAAATATTAAAGTTAAACAAGGACAAGAGTATAGAATTAATGATCCTAAATATAGTGACAACGTAAAATACTATTGGCTAACTGCTAAAAATGATAGGGATATAAAGATTTATTATCAAAAGAAAACTGTTACATATGCAGATTATAAACCAGAAGTATTTTATGTTTCACCTTATGAAATAAGAATATAAAATTTAAAGGAGAAATAAATGGGTAGTATTTGTCATATTTATAAAAAAGAAAATTGGAAAATAATAAATAAAGGTAAATTAAAAACTGATAAAAATTGTGAAATAGTACATATATCATGTGGTGAATGGGAAGATTATGGTAGTAATGGCTGTCTATCTATTTGGATGAAAGAAGAGATATACAATAAAATAATAAACAACGAATATAAAATAATATCACAAGCATATTCAGAAACGCCAATAAAAGTATTAAACAAAAATGATAAAGAAATAGATTTAATATAAAAGAAAGGAGAGTGTTTACTATCAACATAAATAATCAAACAAGATGTATTAACTCTAATCAATACACACTAGAAAATCTACTCAATCTATGCGATACAACTGATAAAGTAAAATCAATTGCATCAACTTCAGATGGATTAAAATACCTAAAAACAATTCTATCAGATAAAAGGGCAATGCTTTATTTCAAGCAATCAAGCACTAGAACATTTTTATCCTTCCAAAACGCATGTCATATATTAGGAATATCTACATCTGAAATTAGAGATACATCAACATCATCAGAAACTAAAGGTGAAAGTGAATTAGATGCAATTAAAACTTTCTCACAATATTCTGATTTAATTATTATGAGACATCCATCTTCAGATTTTATTTATGAAATATCTAATAATCTATCTGATAAAACAAGAATTATCAATGCAGGAAGTGGATCTGACCAACATCCCACACAAGCATTATTAGACTTCTATACTATCTATAAATACGGTTTAGAAAATAAGAAAGTTGCTTTTGTAGGTGATCTATTAAGAGGACGTACAGTTAGATCGTTATCATTACTATTAAATAAAGTTAATGGTACTAAATTATATTTTGTTTCACCTAAACAATTTCAAATTAAATCTGATATATTAGAACAATTAAATGTAGATTATGAAATCACAGATGATTTTGAAAAGGTATTGCCTGATATGGATGTAGTTTATATGGTGAGATTGCAAGATGAATATAAACACGAAGTTATTAATGAAAATGAAATTATAGATACAAGTAAATATAGTATTAATAGTAGTAATGTAAACAAAATGAAAAATGATGCAATTATACTTCATCCACTTCCTAGAAGAGATGAAATTAGTGTTGAAGTTGATAAAGATAAAAGAGCAAAGTATTGGGAACAGGTTGAAAACGGGATGTGGGTAAGAGTAGGGTTAATTATGAGTATGTTTGGTGCAAGTAAATTATAAAATAAATAATATAAATAAATATACTTCACACAGAAAGGAGAAATCATCTATATTAAAATTAGCATTTACATACAAAGACAAATTACAATCAACATTTCAAAATATAGTATTCCAAAATAAATTTAAATTCTATAATTATAGTAATTATTGGGATTGCAATTTAAAACTAAGTGAAGATTCTTGGAATGATATTGAATTAGTTAGTGTTGATAATCAAGATAATGTAATTGGATTTTTCAGAGCAAGTATAATAAGAACATCAGAAAAAGTATCATCTTTAGGTATTGTGAATTTCTATGATAAAAATTTAACATTCTCAAGAGATTTATATCAATTCTTAAAAGAATTATTTGAGAAATATAATTTTAGAAAAATAGAATTTAATGTTGTAATAGGTAATCCTATTGAAAAAATGTATGACAAATACATAGATAAATATGGTGGTAAAATTATAGGTATAAGTAGCAAATCTACAAGACTTCACGATGGGATTTATTATGATGTTAAACATTATGAAATATTTAGAGAAGATTATTTGAAAAATAGAAAATAATTCTTGCAATTATAATAGATTAGTAATATAATAAATATAATACACATAAATAAAATATTTAATTTAACAAAAAGGAGCTGAAAAATTATATGGATACTTGTGAAAATTGTACGATGCGTTGCTGTCCATTTAGAATTAATAATAAAAGATGTGAAAATTATACTATTTATCGTTGGCAAGATAGATTTGATGAAACTAAGTAAATTTAGAAAATATCAAATTACAAATCCTTAATTTATAATGGTTTGTAATACATAAAAACAGTATATAATCAAACATTTATGTTAATTTAGAAAGAAGTAAACATATGAATAGTATTCTATCTGAATCACAAGAAACAATTTTCAATAGGAATATTAGTTTAATTGCAGATTCTTATAAAAGAATGGCAACTAATCGTGATACTAATTATAGAAATCAACAATTAGAAAAATGTAGTAAATGGTTAGAAGAGATTACTGTTTTATTAGAGGATCATATTTGTCAAACTGATTAAGAAAGGAGAATAAATAATATATGATAATTGATTTAACTGAATTTAATAAACTTAAAAAATTTATATTTGAAGAAGATATAAATGAAACACACCCTTATTTTACTGAGTATTGTTATGAATGTGAACATCCAGAAGAAAATAATAAATGTGAATACCAAAAAATGTGCTTAAGATATTATCTTATATCTCTCAGAGAAGATTATTATTATTTAGTTAAAGATTTATTTGAAACTATTGAATACTTAATTAAAAATAAATCTAAAGAATAAACAAGAAAGGAGAAGGAAAATATAATATGCCATTCGATTCAAAACACTACGCATATAGAAATAAATCATTAGTAAATTCAATAAGAAAAAATTTATATAACTATGATAATGACACAAAACAAACAACAAGAATCAAATTACAACAATGCAAATATTGCTATTATATGAGTAATAAAATATCACTTCAAGCATTTACATCATTTATTTGTAAGAATTGCAATGATGAAATTATACACCATAATTCTAATGTTAATAAATATTGTATGGATTAGTGTTATGTTGATATTAGATATTATTAAATTAAATAGAAAGGAGGAGGAAAATAATTATGCCAAGAGATGAAATACTAATGAAACAAAAAGATTGTCTAACTAAATACATAGAAATTAAAATGGAAGAAGGAAGGATTAAAGAAAGACAAAATATTATTAGTAAATTAATTAAGAATGGGAATTGTTGCGATATGAATAAATTTTATTGTCAAGATGATTGTATAATTTGTTGGAATAATTTTTTCGACTCTTGAATTTAATTTAAATTACATAAAAAGGAGATTATAATTATGAATAATGATTCAAAAAATTATTATGGTGTTTGTGCAAATGGTAAATTATATTGTCCGAAATGTAGAAGATTAATTGTTAATCCTGTAATTATTAGAGTGGATGATGGTAAGCCTGTGACATTTTGTTATTGTGGGAATTATATTATAATTAAAGATAACAAGTAAAAATAAATAATAAAAGAAAGGAGAAATATAATAAATAATGAATGATAATCTAATATGTCAATTTTGTTTACAAGATATTAACAATCACGCATGGAATTGTGAAATGAATCCTATTAATATGAATAATAATGAATTTCAAAGTAAAAATCATAAACAATACAATGAAATGTTTACGAATTTTATAAATTTAGAAAAATTAATCAAAAATCATGAAAATATCAAATTTACCAAAATTGACGATTGACGAAACCATTGTAATATAAGGGTTTACAGGATCGTAAGTTTGCATGAATTACATCTTTTGTTATGATTTTAGAAAGGAGGATAACTTTGAATAACAAAGAATTACTAGATAAAATATTATTAAATAAAAATGATTATTTTATTTGGGTGTATGAAGATACTATATTTGCTGAAGATAGAATAGATAAAACTACTTATAATTTTTCTATTTATGGTAAAGAAATGATAGTATTTTTATTTCGTTATTTTGGATTTGATGCAATAAATGTATATTAATTTATTAAAATTATATAACAAATTATAAAAATAATTGTTGACAACACATAGACAAAATGGTAAAATAATAATTGTAAGGGGAAATTAAAATAAATCATATTATTATGATTGGAAAAAGATAAAAGAAGATAAATAAAAACTTGACAGATTAGAAATATAATTATATAATAATATTAATAAACAAGATATTAACTCTATTCGTTAGAGATAATATAAATAAAAATATGGGTTGCTACCAAACGCAAAAGGAGAATGTATATATGGACATTAAAGAAACAATTAAGAAAGATATTGAACACATTTTTAACAAGTTAGAAAAACTTAGAACTGATGAATTGCCTTGGACAGATAATAAAGAATTAGATTTTAAACCATATAGAAGTATGGCAAGTTGTCTTATTGACACATTTAATAATTATAAATTTATAAACAATCATTTAATTGCTACTGACAATGAATTTATTCGTAACTTTATAAATAAACTTGAATATGAAATTAAAAAACTTCATGAAATTATAGAAGTGCATAAAGAAGGATATCAACAATTCAAAAGTCTTAATGATGCATTTATTAAATTGACTAGATTATTACAAAATATAAAAGAAGATATTTGCAATTCATTTATTAAATCATATAAAGAAATACATGAGCAAAAATCAAATAAATGTGAAAAAATTAAGCACGATTCATCTATAAATAAATTAGAAATTGAAAAACAAAAATATGAAAAAAGAATAAATGATAAACTTAAAGCGATTGAAAATGAAAACGTATCAGACAAAATTAATGTAATGGTAGATTGTAAACTAGATAAGAAAGGTATAGAAAATTTTCAAAAAGAATTAAAATCTTATGACATAGGAAAGGAATTTAACTATGCAGTTGCAATAATAAAAGTGTTAATTGCTAATGGCGAAGATCATACAGATAATACAAATGAAATTCTTGGAATTAATATTGTCACAAAAGTACAATACATAGTACCATTTGTTAGTAAAGAATTAGCAGAAAAATATTTAGAAGAATTATCTGTATTTAAAAAGATGACAATGTTTATACCAGTTGATGAAGATGGTAAATTAGTTGTTAAAGATTATAATGTTGAAAATACAATGAATGAATATGAAAATAAAGCAATGTATAATGATTTATCAATAGAAAAATATTTATTTTTATTAGCTAAATGGCTAAAAACAGCAAATGATGAACATATAGATAATTATTTAACAGATATTTTTGGATTAAAATTTAAGAATACAGCCAAAGAATTTATAAAGGAAATACATTTAAAATGTAATGTTGAGTAGTTTATAGAATAATAAAATAAATATGGTTTGTTATATATTTTAGCAAACCATATTTATTAAAATATTAGTACAATAATTAAAATTAAAAGGAGAATTAATATGAATAAAACACTATGGCAAATAATTAAAGATTCTAAAGAAGGAAATAAATATACTGAAAGTAAAAAACAATATAAAAATTTACATAGTATCTTATCAAAATTACCACAAAAAGAAGTAAGTAAATTAAGAGATGATTGGTCAGACTTATCTTTTAAAATGACTAATAATGATGAATTTGAAAAACTTCATCGTGACAATGGTGGAATTATTACTAGTGGAGATGATGGATTTTATATGGATTTTGCTAGTTGGTTAATGGCACAAGGAGAAGAATTATACGAAGATTTTATGAAAAATGGACATAGTATGGTTTTGAATTATATTAAAGAAAATAATATTCCAAAAAGTGATTATATGTTTGAATGTATGGAGTATGCGTTTCATGATTTTTTAGAGGATTAAATAGAATAATAGAAAAATAAAATAGAAAAATAATATATTATAATATAATGGAGAACTTGCAAGTTTATACATATATATATGCGTAGCTACGCCTCCTGACGAGGAGGAAATAGGTTGAGAAATAAAAATAAAAATAGTAAATCATTTGAACAATGGTGTATTGATAACAATAGACAGGATGTATTAGATAGATGGGATTATGAATTAAATGATTGTAAACCAAGTGAAATTTCATTTGGAAGTAGTAGTAAAAAATATTATTTCAAATGTCCAAAAGGAATACATAAGAGTGAGTTAAAGAATATTAGTAGTTTTACAAGTGGAAAACAAAATAATTTAAATTGTAATCAATGTAATATGATTGCTACTACTCATCCATATTTAATAAAATATTTCACTAACAAAGAAGATTCAGAAAAATATTCAAAAGGGTCACATGCTAATATCCCTATGAAATGTCCTGATTGTAAATTTGAAAAATTAACTATGGTATCTAATTTAGTGAAACAAGGATTTGGTTGTCCAAAATGTAAAAAAAATTATTATCCAGAAAGATTTTTCATTAATTTCTTAGAACAATTAAATATTAAATTTTCAACACAATTATCAAAAACAACATTTGAATGGTGTAATGATTATTATTATGATTTTTATATACAGTTATTTAATATAATAATTGAAACACATGGTTTACAGCATTATAAACAAAATAAAGGAAAAGGTAATTGGGTAAATTTAAAAGAAACGCAAAAAAGAGATAAAATAAAAGAACAACTGGCAAAAGAAAATAATATAAACAATTATATAGTTTTAGATTGCAGATACTCTACTTTAAAATGGATTAAAAATAATATTATGAATAGTGAATTACCAACATTATTAAATTTTAAAGAAAATGATATTGATTGGTTAAAATGCCATGAGTCTGCTTGTAAAGGATTAATTAAAATTGCTTGTGATTTATGGAATGAAGGTAAAACTACTATAATTGAGATTTCCAAAAAATTAAATGTATGTCGTAATACAGTTAAAACATATATAAAACAAGGATCAAAATTAGGATTATGCAATTATAATTCAGAAGAAGAAATTAAAAAAAGTAATACTATAATGCAAAAAAAACGATGTATAAAAGTAATATGTTTAACAACTGGAGAAATATTTAATTCTTTGATAGAAGCAGAGAATAAATATAATATATATAATAGTTCTATTTCTCGATGTTGTAAAGGAAAATATAAATCAGCAGGTAAACACTTAGAAACAGAAGAACCTTTAAAGTGGATGTATTATGATGAATACATAGAACAACAAAATAAAAGTTTCTAATAAATACATATAATAAATTAAATATGAAAGGAGGTGGAATTTATAAAATTATTAAAATTTATCAAGTCATTATTTATTTCAAATTATATACCTAAGAAAGCAAAACTATTAATAGATATTGAATTAGATAATGGTGGGATAATGAAAATAGGTAATATAGTTGAAATTTTAAAAGATTATAAACATGGATATTATCATATAGAAAATAATAATTATTCATGTGTTGTTTATGAAACAGAGATAGAAATGTTGTAAATGTAATTTTAATATAATAAATAAAATAAGAAAGGAGTAATAATAAATAAATGTCAAATTCAAACATATGCAAGCATTTATCAACTAATGAAAGTGAAAGAGGAATGGATCTTGGGATTGTAGATTACTATTGTGATTATTATGAAAATTACATAAATCCATCAAATTGTATTAATTGTGAATATAAAAAATTAAAAGAAATCGTATATTTAGCAAACCCATATGGATTTTCTAAACAACAAAATGAGAAATTACTACCTGAGATTATATCCAAAATTGAATCATTGGGGTATGAAGTATATGAGCCTTTTAGAAGAAATAACCAAATAGATTTTTCTGACAACAGCAAAAATTGGGCATATGAAATAGGACAGAAAGATAAATCAGATGTTGAAAATTGTGATATTATATTTGCTATTGTAAATGGCAATCCTCCTGATGAAGGTGTAATGATTGAGTTAGGTATTGCAATTGCTTTAAATAAGAAGATATATTTGTTTAGAGATGATTTTAGAAGATGCACTGATTCAGGTGAATATCCATTGAATTTAATGATATTCTGTGGATTACCGAAAGATAATTGGAGAGATTTTTATTTTGAGAGTGTTGATGAGATTGAGTTTTAGGATTTAAGATGTAGGATGTAAGTTAAGTAGTATAAAAATATAAATATAATTAAATATAAAAAGGAGAATGAATATTATATATGATTAAAGTATTAGACTATACAAAAACTCCATTAACTTTAATGGGAATTTGTGCTTCAGAATGTTGGGGAAGTAAACCATCTCCACAAATAGGAATTGATTGTATTGAATCAGGGCATCATCGTGTTCTTGAATATCCAGAAGTTACGGTTTTAATTGATAATTATTCTGCAAGAGTTATAAGAGAAATTTATACACATATTGTCGGTACTACTCGTTTACAAT